CCCCGAGGTGAAGCAGGGTTTTGTGTACAGCCTGCTCACCCGCAACAAGGAGGAGGATCCGGGAGACACGGACACGGGCAAGTGCAAGAACGAGAGCCGCGAGGCCAAGAAGTCCTTCGCAGACTTCATGGGTGAGTGGGAGATCAAGCAGTGGGAGAATGAGCTGATCACCGCCGAGTGTGAGGACCATCTCCACGGAGACGGCCACGGAAGCGGCTTGTCGCGAGTCGGCGAGCTCCTGGGGTCGAAGCTGGGGCGCAAGATGGCGAAGCGACACGATCCATCAGGATGCAATGAGAGCGTGCCGGCTGGACCGGCTTCGCCCGGACCTCCAGCGGCGGACCAGTACGTGGACAAGCAAGGGCGTGTTTGGCGTCCCCGGACCGGGATCAGGTTTGGACCCGGCGAGGAGGAGGAACTCAATGCGCGGATTGCGAAGGGGGAGGTGGAAGTGTGGAAGCAGTACGGCGATGCTGGTTCCTGCGAGGATTGGATCCTTCACGAGAAGGCGATGATGGCTCGCCCCCCACCCCCCCCCGTGCCGGTGGATGAGGTGGCTTCGACACGCAACCAAAGCGTGCGGGTTGGGCTACCCACTGACTTCTGCCCACTCCTCACGTTCTCGACGCCTCCGGAAGATTATCTTGGCTCAGACCAGGCTAGGAAGGATTTTGTTGCCAGGGGGGCGGCCAACTGGGCCAAGAACCTCCAGGAGACGAAGCCGCCTCTGAGCTTGGGTTACTTCTATGCGAGGGAGAAACAGTTGACCATCTGCTCGGACAAGCCCCACGGGAGGACCCGGCTGGAGGACGCATTGGACCGGTGGATGCTCAAGGGTGACATCCAAGGTCTCGCCAGTCTCGAGGGCTGCGGGGCCACGGCCCTCCTCAGGATGCGTGGTATGAGTGCCATGAAGGAGTACCTTGAGGTTGGCAGCAAGAAGGTGTGGGCGAACCCGAAGAGGACGGGCGCAAATGTGCATCGCAATGGCGAGGGGAAGGTGACAGCTGTTAAGATCGGCGTTTGTGAGGAATCCAAAGGCAAGACCTCAGAAGTCCGAGGTATTTCTCAGGAGTTCCTCGCAGCGTGTGCTGGCCGGAAGATGGATGACGGCAAAGACCTTGCGGAGGCGGTAGCCGGATTCATCATGCCGCCGTCTGGCCCTGACGCCGTGGCTGAGAGCTACGCTAGTCAGTGCGCCCAGATGACGCCAGGCAGCTGGGACAAAGTTAGAGAGTCCGGGGAATTTGAGGGGAAGCTGGAGGAGTTTATCCAGAATTACTCCCAGACCCCGGTGCCTCTCGTCGATTTCTCCTTCGCGGAGGCCATCGACAGGTTCCTGGACAATTGCGACGACACCAAGTCGGCAGGCTGGTCATCGCGGTACCGTCCAGGACCCAAGGGGACTTGGAAACGCGAGGAGAACCGGCAGACTTTGGCTTACCTCGTCGCGGCGAGGATGGCCCTCCGAATGGCAGAAGGCTCCAACATCCACTGGCTCAGTGCGAGCGACATCGTGAAACTGGGTTTGAGAGATCCCGAGGAGCCATTTGTCAAGATGGAGGCCCACGGCAAGGACAAGCAGAAGAGCAAGCGATGGCGCTTGATCTGGGTCTG